TGACCCTGGTCAAGTGCTTGTTTTTATTGGTTTTTTTTACTTTGTTTTTTAAACCTAAAGGCGGTCTATTTGCTAGGTTGGTCAAGTGGGTCGTATCCTATTGCTTCAGCTAGTTTTTCCATAGCCAGTTCGAAGTAATCATTAAACTCTTTTTGGCTCATGTCATCAAAAGAAATACTGTCCATTATACGCATATGTGCGCTCGCTAGGCTGTTCCAACGCATTTTGACATAACCACACGCCCATTTTAGTTCGCTATGTAAATGCTGTTCAGTAGGCCATCGGTTAGTAGCCTCGCAAACATTTTTAAGTGTAGCCCAATATAAATTATGATGTGGGTTGGAGCGTTTGCCTGTTGGTTGTAAATTAAAAACTTGACCTTCTTTGTATTCTTCAATTTTTTTAGCATCGTATTCAGTAGAGGGCATAAACTGCCCCCCACTTTTAATTACTTGTAAATTTAATTTGGCCATAATTCTTTATTCTGGTCTAATGAATATTGCGCCCAATGTTTTTTATTGTGCTTTATAATGTCAGTATGGATTGGCCACCCTTGCTCTTTTCTAAGCCTATGCACAACAGCCGCTAATCTAAAGCAACCAAATTTGTTTAAAGCTTCTATAGGCGTTATCGTTTGGCCTGATTTAAGCAACTGTAAAACGTTGCCATCTTGTGTTGTAATATCTTCCATAAGTTTACTCCTTCTTAAAATGGTATTTCATCGTCAAAATCTTTGACTTCGTTATTGCTTTCTATTTTTTGCCCTTCGGCTAGTCTTTTATTTTCGGTGTTTTTACCTCCTAATAATTTAACTTCGGTTGCGTTTATAGATAAATACGTTTTGCCTTCGTATTCGTTCTTTTTTAAATCGCCTGTTATTGCCACAAGTTTACCCTTCAGCAAGTAAGGTGAAATGTTTGTTCTAAAGTAACGTGCGCCGAAAAATATTGTGCCTTTGTTTTCCCCATAGCCATCGTCAACGGCTATAGAGAATTTTACAAAAGAACTTTTTTCGTTTTCAACAACTTCGCAATCTTTAGTTAGATAGCCAACGGCAGTTATATTTTTCATGAGTACAACTCCGCTTTTCTTTTATCGTGCGCTTCCACAATTTTGGCGTATTCATTTTCGCCTATACCAACAGAGTTAAGCATTTTTTCGTATCTTTTTTCTGCCGCTAGAAAACGCTCTAAGTTGCATTCTTCGTAAAATAAAAGCATTGCTTCAACACGCTCATCTAAACTTATACTTAAATTAGGTTCGCTGTTTTTTGGCTTTTCGTTTTTAAACTCGTCAGCTTCTTCTTCGCTGTAAACATCACCACTTAACTCAAGCAACTTTAATATTACCCTGTCCTTGGCTCTTTTTTCTGCCATAGCATAGGGATATTTATTTGTTGTGTTGTAAGGTGCGGCCTCGCCTATCGACCAAGCTGTCGCATCACCTTTATGGCCTGTCACACAGATAGCAACGTGTTTGTCCTTTATATTGCTTTCTATAATAGTTGGCGCATCAAAAACTATATTTTCTTTTATAGCTATTTTTTCTAATGCTTTGTGTAAAACCACTGGCGTACCGTGGCAATTCCAAGTGGCTTTATTTTCTGTTAAGCCAACTTGTTTAATTAAATCAATTAATCGTTCTGGTATTTTAGTCATTTGTTTTCTTTCTCACAATTATTTCTAATAAATTTAAATTCATGATATAAAGCCCAAAAAGCGGTTTCTATATCTCTTACATCTGAAAGCCATAAATCTTGGCAATCAGAAATTTGGTTTGATGTACTTCTTAAAGTTTTAAATACTTTCCAAATAGTCTCCTTTTCTTTGTTATTTAAAGGCATTGGCTAACCTTTCTAATTCGATTTCTATGTTACCCATTTCGCTACTTGCATAATTGTCGTAAGCTTTATCTATAGCCGCTTCTACAACCTTATGCCAACCAGTAGGAAAATGCTCATGCTTCGGAGCATTTGCTCCAAGCTTTTGTGTAAATTCCCAAACAGCTTCAGTTATAGCGTGTTTAACTGCAACAGGGGGTGGTCTTAGTTTTGTCATAATATTTCTCCTTTTTGCTAAAAACACTTTACAAACTATTTTTAACGTTGTAAAGGATAAAAATAATAAATGTAAACAAAAGAGGTTAAAATGGATAACAAAGTAATTTTAAGTTTAGATGAAATAAGACATAAACTACGAGATAGGAACTTAACAAAGGTTGCAAAAAATGCTAACGTGTCAAGACCTGTTTTATATCAGATAATAAATAATGAAACTGACCCTAAATTTTCAACGGTAGAAAGGCTTTCTGATTACTTACAAGAAGATTCCGTTACATGGGTTTCAACATAATTAAACCCCCAGAGGATTTCACAACTCTGAGGGTTATAAGCAATAAAGAAGAAGTATTTTGCAATACTAATAGATTACAAGGAGTAACCTAAAACAATGAGTAACCTAGTTTCAAACGTAATTCAAACAAAATTAATAGGTTCACCCACAAAAAAAGCAATTTTAATGTATATGGCAGATAAGGCCAGTGACGATGGAAGCGGTATTTGGGTGAGTAAAGGCAACATGGCGGCAGATTTAGAAATGTCTAGCCGCGCTGTTCGTCAGCATATAAAAGAAATGTTGGCAATGGGTGTTTTAAAGGTAACAGGGCAAAAAGAGTGCCGCCACGGTTACACGATAGATTATCAAATTAATTTACAAATAGTTAGCCAATTACCTTCAACTAGACCACCCCTGAATGACGTTCACCCCTACCACGGCATGACATTCAGCCCTACCCCTGCACACGGTTCACCCAAACCACCCAAAGAACCACCCAATGAACCTATTATATTAGTACGGTCTATTGATGTGGTTGTAGAACAGTTTAATAAGTTTTGGGAAAAGTATCCTAGAAAAACAGCAAAACAGCCTGCACAAAAGGCATTTCCAAGAGCAATAATGAAAATTAGTTTTGAAGAACTTATGGAAAAATTAGATGTTTTTATAAAATTTCATAAAGATACAAAGAAACAATTTTTACCTCACGCCAGTACATGGTTAAATCAAGAGCGTTGGTATGATGAATATGAACAGCCAAATAATAATTTAGATTTACAAAAAACAGTTTTAAGCGAGATGTTAAATGCGAAATAATGAACTTAAAGAAAAAACGTTAAAAATGTTGGGGCGGTTAAATGCTCCTAGAGCGGTGCAAAATAACGATGAAAACATGAAAAGCGAAGCTGAGTTTCTATGCAACCAAATTATAAAATTAGCACCAAGCAAAAATTATATTGAATGGTTTCAAGACTTTGAGCAAAACATACTTTCTAATTTAGAAACTAGGACTTGGCCAACTGCAAAAGAAATTAGCAAATCAGCAAAAGCAATAGCACCAAAGCGGCCTGAATTTAGGGAACTATCACCTGAAAAATACGAACCCAACGAACTTAAAATTAACGCCGATAGAATAAATAACGGTGAGCCAGTAGGCGAAAATTATGTTTTTGGTTCGCTTGCTGAACAAATGGTAAGGGTTGGCCTTGTTGCAGAAAAACAACTACAACCATATAAAGAATACTTGAAACGTATGAAAAATGATTAGATTATGTTACACAGGTAGCGAGGTCACGAACTCCTCCCTGTTCGACATTGTTCCGCTTTATACTGCTTTTTTACGGACTCAATACCTCGCCAACTTTCCCCTGCCTTGCGCGGGGGACTTTTTTCAGTATAATACAAATCAACAGAAAGGGCGCACCCATGCACGATGGACGGTCTTGGCCTGCTGATAAGGTTGAGCGCAGAGACATAAAAACGCTAATACCTTATGCACGAAACAGTCGCACCCATAGCGATGAGCAAATCACACAGATAGCGGCAAGCATTAAAGAATGGGGGTTTACTAACCCTATTTTAGTCGATGCCCAAAACGAAATTATAGCGGGTCATGGCAGATTACTTGCGGCCAAAAAATTAAATTTAAAAGAAGTTCCTTGCATACAAGCTGATGATTGGAGTGACGCACAAAAACAAGCGTATGTAATAGCCGACAATAAATTAGCATTAAATGCGGGTTGGGACGAAGAACTTTTAAAAATAGAATTTAAAGAACTTACTGATTTAAATTTTGATGTAGAATTAACAGGGTTTAGTTTAGATGAACTTAGCAACCTGTTTCACGAGCCAAAAACATATGACGATTACGAGCAAGGCAAATTAACAAAAGTTTATGGTCAACCACCCTTTAGCGTTTTAGATACAAAAAAAGGCGATTGGGTAGAACGTAAAAAATACTGGCGTGACTTAATTGGTGACTTTGGTGAAAGTCGCGAGGGCAAATTAGCCAGTAACAATCTTATGGCTGAGTTAAATAGTGGTGTAAGTATTTTAGACCCTGTCTTAGCAGAAATAATAGTACATTGGTTTGGTTTCGAAGGTGGGCAAGTCTTTGACCCTTTTGCGGGTGATACTGTTTTTGGCTTTGTTTCTGGTTTTAAAGGTATGAACTTCCAAGGCATAGAACTAAGGCAAGAACAAG